CCAGTCGTAATCTTAGATGTAGCAAGACTTGGTATATCAGAAGCAGCAAGAGTTGAACTTCCTGTAATTATTCCCTTTGCACTGACTGTAACTTTTGTATGAGTACCAGCCGTTACACCACTATCGGTTATAGATAAAACACCATTACCATCTACGGCAAGAGGAGCAGAACCTGTAGGTATTACAACAGCACCTATAGCTGTGGTCGTTGCCACTGGTAAATCAGAACTTTGCAAGTCAGCAGTAGCAGTAATTAATCCCTGGTTGTTAAATGTAATACCAGATCTTGTCGCACCAGTAATAGTATTGTTTATAGAAATTGCACCTAAGTTTGTAACTGCTAAACCACCTGATGATGGAACGCTTACTGCACCAACAGCAGAAGCTGTAGCTTCAGGCAAATCACTTGCAACTAATGCTGTTGTAGCTGTTATTAGTCCTTCATTATTATATGTAATACCATTTCTTGAAGACGCTCCACCACTAACTGCATTATTTATTCCTAAATTACCTGATGCTACATTTAATGATCTATCAAGATTAGAAGTATTTAACTTAGCTGCTGTAACAGATCCATCTGTGAGTTTTGTACCTGAGACACCTGAGATTTTAGCGTCAGTAACAGCAGAGTTGGCAATAGCAGCAGTGTCAACAGCATCATCAGCTAATTCACTTGAACCAATTGCATTAGCAGCAATCTGTGTGGCAGTGATAGTATCATTAGCAATCTTCGCAGCAGTGACAGCATTGGCAGCTAATTTATCTGTAGTAACATTCAAATTCAAAATCTTTGCAGTCGTTACAGCATTAGAAGCAATGGCTGCACTGTCTACTGCGTTATCAGCAAGTTCAGATGCTCCTATGGCATTGGCAGCAATATTATCAGCAGTAATCGTATCTGATGCAATTTTCGCTCCTGTTACAACATTACTTCCTAGTTTTGCTGTACTAATTGCTCCATCTGCAATTTCAGAAGTACTAATAGCATCAGAAGCTATTTGAGTTCCTGTTACAGAATTAGAGGTAATTTTCGCTCCAGGAATATCTCCATCACTAAAATTAGTTTTGGCAAAAGTAACAGCACTATCAGCTATCTTTGCAGTTGTTACTGCTGTAGCTGCTAATTTATCTGTTGTAACATTTAAATTTGTTATTGCTGCTGTATCTACCGCATTATCTGCAAGTTCACTAGAACCTATCGCATTTGCTGCTATTTGTGTAGCTGTTATTGTGTCATTTGCTAATTTCGCTCCAGTTATAGTCGCATCTGTAATCTTTACATTTGTTACGGCATTATCAGCTAAAGTTGCAGTAATAATTTGACCTGCTGTTAAAGGATAATTAAGTGCTGTAGCTGGTATTGATGCAGCATCCACCAATCCAAATGCACCCTGAACTAAGTTTTTTGCTGTTATCTTCTTTGTTTCAGTGGCACTTACATCTGCAACTGCAATAGGATCTGTTGCCTGTAAACTCGCTGAACCTAACTCAGGTAGTTGTGTAATTTGTAGATCAGCCATGTTAGATAGTCTTTAAGTACATCATAAATCTCTA